TTCTACTACCACCACCATTCATATATGATTTCATTAGAACCTTGATTGCGTCAGCCCAACCCTCAATAGAATCACCAATTAAAAATCTACGTTTTCTTTTTGGATATGGTTTGTTAATTACTGGTAATTTATCTACGTGATGTTTCTGTACTGAAAATCCAACACCCGTTCCACCAAGTAATAAGAACATAATCTCACTAAACGAATCAATATGGTCTATCGGTAGATATGCACAGTTATATACTCTATTTGGAGAAATCTCAATCGGTTTACCACCAAACTGTAAACTTCTCATAGATGGAAGTACTTTCTTGTCATACACCATCTTGTATTTTTCTTCAATTTCGTCTTTTAAATGTGGGTATCGTTTTTGGTGCATCTTCTTATTTCGTGTCACCAATTCTTCCCAAGTTTCTCTCCTATTTTCATCTGGTAAATACTTAGCGTATTTCATATGAACTGTAATTTCCGATAAAATTTGATTCGATATTTCCATATATTCTTTCCTTATTTTTGATTGTTTGTTTTGAAGTGGTGTTTATAAATACAGATTAAAAATTAATATCCCCTTTCAATTCATTATATTTTTGTAATAAATTTTTTCTTACTAAACTCTCCCCTTTATTCATATCCTTTTGAGTTTGTTTACCATCAATGGAGTTATCATTATATATCTGAATTACACCCGTTGACATATTGGCTTTTGATGGTAGAGTCATACCATCTGGCCCAAACCTATTTTTGATTACATGCCATCTACCAGTTCCTGCCAACTTGTCCTCAATCTTCCTACTAAGTGATACCACAAAGTCTGCCGTCATCAACTTTGAGAATGAACCCGCTATTTTAGTACCTGTAATGATGTCATCGTCTGCACCACTTCTATTTATTTGTGATGCTGTAAATATTGGACACTCATACTCTCCACCCAAACCTCTCAGAGATTCCATAATCTCTTCTAACTCTTCGTGTCTCTCTCGTCTACTATTACCCTTTATTAAATCAGCATAATCAATGATTATAATATCAGGTTCTCTACCTTGTAATTTTAGTTTATCCAAACTAGCTCTAACAGAGTTTATTGATGCGGTTTTGGTAGGCCAGTATTTTACTATTAACTCACCCTTTAGGTTTTTAACTTGTTTTGTAACCTCATCCATATTATACTTTAGATTAGGAACTGGTATACCTGTTAGGACTGCATCATATCTCTGTCCTACGTAACCCTCGTTCAACTCCAAAGTGTAATGAACAACTGTCTTACCTGCTTTTACCGCCGCCATACCAACGTTTACCAAAGCCCAAGACTTACCAATACCTGGTGGTGCCGCGAATATTATTAACTCACCTTTACCAAAACCACCATCAACTAACTCATCAATCACATCCCAACCTGTAGGTACAACATCTCTTACAGTTGATTCATATCGTTCTACGATATCCTCTTTGTAATCGTGTCCTACATTAGTATCTTGTCCAGCTTTCATTGCTGAATCAATCTTTGTTTTTATTTGTTCAATCTTACCATCTTGTAGTAAAGTTACAGATTCTAATATTGCATTCTTTACTTCTTGATTCTTACAAAATTCAATTGTTTCAGATTTAACATAATCCAAATCTTCTGAATCTAAACTATTCCAAATTTCTTTAAGATTGTCAACAACAGATACTTTTAGAATGTCTCTGTTTACTTTGTCTAATTCAACTTTGAACACATCCAATGTTGGTAACTTTTCATAGTTATCAAAATGAGATGATAATGTTCGTAGTATCCATTCATTTGCCTCAGAATCAAAATATTCTGGTTTAATGATATCATATACCGTTTTAAAGAATATCCTATCAGAGAGTAACGCTGATATAATCTTTAACTGAAATGATGTTCCGAATTTACTTCCAAATTTATCCATAAATCTAATATACGAAATAATTCTTAGAAAACCAAATTATTTTTTAGTTTGTTTTGAGTAAGTGTCTAAATCAGACCAAGTGTTCATTAACCAACTTTCTATGTTTTTAAAAGCAGTATATAATTTATCTATCATAAACTCTTTTTTAAACTGAAATGAATTTAATTGTGTTATTGGTGATTCAATGATTTGTCTAACATTTGACTTTATGGATGAAGCGATATCAGGTTCGGACAATTGCATTAGATTATAATTTAGTTCTAATACATCCTTTTTTTCTAATATCTTATTTTTCAATTTTTCATCATCCAAATTAGAAATATTTTCCATTACAGAATCTAAATCTAATTTTTCATTCTGAAGAAATGTTAGTTTTTTTAGTATTGTTTTTGGCCCTACACCACGTACACCTGGTATATTATCTGATTTATCACCATCAAATATTCTATAAAATACCAAGTTATGTGATGGAACACCATACAACTCTTTTACATCATCTTTGTACATCCACTTCTTTTTAGTTGGTTGATATACTGAAATCCTATCATCAACTAATTGTAAGAAATCTTTGTCAGATGAAACTATCATAACTTCTTTCTTGAAAATATGTCTAGCAGCATAAGCCATTACATCATCAGCCTCAACGTAGTCAATGTAACATAAATCAAGTGGTAGTAACTCCAAATACTTAATCAACAATCTAAACTGATTTTTCATTGATTGTTGTTGGTCTTCCAAGTCTTCATAACCAGCCAATCGGTTTACCTTAGTTAGACCAGTTCTACCTTCCTTGTAACCTTTGTACATTTTCTTTCTACGATGAGAACCACCTTTACCATCAAACACAACTAATACTCGTGTTGGTTTGTTTTTTCTAATGAGAGCACCGAGAGATAACAGAAAACCTGTTACCCCTCCTACGTGCTCACCATCATCATTTAAAGTAGGAACTGCCCCAAATACTCTGATGAACATATTTAGACCATCTACAATCATAACCTTATCATTTACATCACCATTGGATGTATTAGATAAATTTTCAAACATTTTTTTGTAATTACTTTTCATTACTATCAAATTCTGTTGAATCTATGTTAGCATTGTTCTCAGCTTCTTTATATCCTAAGATGTATGCATCACATATCTGATTATATAATTCCTCTTTAAGTTCTGGTCGTGTTTCTAATAGGTTTTCAAAATCTTTGGCTAAGAACTTAATTTCTTCACCTGTAGATTTGGAAACCCACGTATACCACGCACCACCTTGTTTAACCAATTTGTAAGTTTTCATCATACTTAACCAAGAACCATACTTGTCAATTCCTCTATCAAAGTAGATATCAAAATCAACTGCCCTTAGTGGTGGGCCCATTCTGTTCTTGATTACTTGTACTCTTGTTTTGATACCAACAACTTGGTCAATTCCACCAACCTTAGATTTCAGTTGTCCCATTTTCTTTAACCTCAACCTACAACTTGCGTGAAACCCTAAGGCCTTTCCACCTGATGTAGTATAAGGGTCTCCAAATGAAACACCCATTCTAACTCTAAGTTGGTTTGTAAAAATAACTAAAATCCTCTCTCTACCAATAAGATTTGTAATCTTTCTCATTGCTTTTGAGATGATGATAGCCTTTTGTGTAGCGTAACCTGCTTGGTCATAATCAGCAGATAACTCAACTTTGGTAGTGGCCGCCGCCACAGAATCTACAACGATAGTTACTAACTTGTCTTTATCTGATTTTCTGATAGATTCAATAATAGTATCCATTGCATCAAAGATATCCTCAACTGTCTCCAAAGGTATGTAAAGTAGTTTAGCAGTATCAACACCCAACGCTTCCAAGAACTCTTGGTTTATTGCGTTTTCGGTGTCGATATAAACTGCTAATCCACCTTTCTTTTGACAGTTTGCCAAGGTATGAGCCGCTAATAAAGATTTACCACTTGCTTCTAAACCTGTGACCTCTACAATTCGACCAACTGGAAATCCACCATTTGCTCTGTTTGAGATAGCCAAGTCCAACATATCATCACCTGTGGATACCCACTCAGTTAAATCGGTTGGTGTCTGTTCAGACCCATCCAAGAAATAGGCTACTTTCTGTTGTCCTTTGAATTTTTTGTTTAGATTATCAGCAAGGATTGACGATAATTCATCACGACTTGTTTTTGACATATTTTACGAGTTAAAAAGGTCATCAAATGCATCTTTAACACCAGCAACTTTAGTACCTGAAGCTTCAGATGTTGTATCAGTTGTTGGTTGTGTTTCAGTCTCACCCTCTTCAGAAACTTTACCAGTCTCTAACCAAGTTTTTAGTGAGGCTTCTAACTCATCATAAGAATACTTTTTAAATAATGTCGGTAATTCAATTTGGTCTTTAATCAACTCCATTATCTTGTTATCGTCTGTAGCTGATGTTTGGTTTGGTTTAACTCTGATGTAAGTCTCAGGAAAGTTTTTACCCAATTCTTTTGCTGTTTTAAACTCAACTGTGATATCTCTACCACTTGTTAAATCAGTTAGGTCACCATAGTCAGGGTCTGCAAAGAATGCAAGAAGTTCTTGATAAACAGTTTTACCGAATCCCCAAAATTTAACACCCTCTTCTTCCTCACCTCGTACTATAACAGGTACGTAAGTTCTCATTTTAGGGAATAATTTTTTTGAAAGATTCCAATCATTTCTGTCACCAGTCGCTCTTAATTGTTCAGCGAATTGGATTAGTGGGTCGGTTTCACCAAACGTTTTAGGTGAAAGGATGTTTTTACCACCAAAGTCATAATGAAAAAATAGTTCAATAAACGGATTGGATGTGTTGTGAACGTAAGGTAACATTCTGATTTGTTGTTTACCTGGTTTTGGTTTCCAAAGATTATCTGTTTTTTGAACTTTGTTTTGTAGACTGCTAAGTCTGTTACGGATTGCGTTTAAATCAATAGCCATAATACTCCAATTTTTAATTGTTAGAAAAATATTTATTTAAATATACGAATTAATTTTTAATTATCAAAATTATTTTTAATTATTTTTAATTTTTATTTTGTTTTTTATTACACCGTTTTCATACTCAGTGGATTCGATGTAGTAACCACTTGTTGGATTAACTTCTTGACCTAATATATTGAAATATCGCCTGTCTATAATCCTATAGTTTGTATTGTTATTTGTGCAATGAATGGTATTAGAAATCATACCATCATATTTAACTCTGTAATAATTATCTTGGAATTGAGTTTCGTGCTCATATATTAATTCTCTTTGAAAAATTTCATAAATAGAATCCCACTCATACCCATTTACACTATGTTCTAATTGTAGTGTTGAATATTCAGTCGTTGTAACTTTTACGTCAATATAATCATCATAAGTATTACATTCAAAATCCACCAATCCAACATCTAAAATATAAATAGAATCACAATCAATTGATATATCTTGAATATGTACATAGTAAAAATTTGTTGGTGTACCACTACTTAAATCACCAGTCTGTAATTGAAACCCCAGCCACTCTACTTCAGATTCTAACTTAACACTAACATATGATGTAGTTGTACTAAAATTAAAATTACTATCCAATACTGATAGATATTTTACTGTATTTGTATTATAATTCTTATATATTAAGTACAATGAATCGTTTGACCTCAACCTATATTGAAAATTAAATTCAACATTAATACTATCACACCCATCATTATTAAATTGAGTTCCATAGTTTGGACTTTGATACAGATATGTATCATTTACATTAAATGCAGATGAATAACAATTATAACAAATAGAGCTAAAATGAGAACACAGTGTGGTTTGACCACTTGCATTAGACCAACGACCAGGAACATTGATTAAATTAAAATCTTCGTAGATTGGATATTGTGAATACCCCAAACTAACACAAAAAATAATCTGTAATATGATATGTATAATTTTCAATTGTATCCTTAATTTACATCTATTATTCTAAATAACTTAGTTTTCATCACTTTATAACCATCCCCATCTGTTAATATCATGGAGTTTCTGTATTCGTTCCAATCAATCTCGTATGATTTGTCTAAATAACCCTTATTCAACTTTATAATCAATCTGTTTAATGCATTGATTGTATATAATGTATTTGTTTCTTTCTTTCTGTGAGCCATTATTGTATTAGATATAAACTTAGTATTGGCACTTGGTACAATATTATAAGAAATAACTAATTCTTTTGATGGTTCTAACTTTAAAATAAAAATCTTTCTACTGAACAATTCATATGAATCAAATATA